GCGAAAGTCCTTATACTTGAGGTGTACAATGTCAAAGGGTATCTTCAAGATATTGAACAAATGGTTTCATAAAATAGGGAGACTTTTGATGCCGACGTTATACGACTTAAACCCAAAGCTGCGGCCCAAGGCAAAGAAGAAGGTTGAGCCTACGGTTGCCGTGAAGAAGAAGGGCCGTCCGAAGAAGACTGCCAAAAAATAAGTGGAACCTATGAGCGTCATTGCTGCGGTAACTGCGGCCTCGAACGCAATCGGTTTCATCAAAGCCAGAATAAATGACGTTCAATCCGTGGCTGAAATCGGGGATCAGATAAGCACCCTCTTCTCCGCACAACAGAAACTAAACGAGGAGCGAAACAAAAAAGCCGGGGTTGGCACAGACATAGGCATCCGTAGTTCAATTGACGCTGTATTGGAGGCGAAGAAGCTCAACGAGCAAATGCAAGAGATCGCCACCATGATAAATATGAGATGGCCTATGCCAGCAAACCAGCCATCCACATGGCAAACCATACTAAGCCACCATAATGAAGCGGTACGTCAAAAAAAGGAGGCTGAGAAGAAAGCACAAATTGAAGCGGCCCGACGGCAACAAGAAATGGCAGAGACGATTAAAGCGTGTGCGATCATCTTCGGTGTACTCCTTGTAGTTATTTTTCTTTTTGCTGTGATGTTTATGACAATAGCTCGCAGTGGTGAAGGAGACCTTTATGATTACAGTAGAACAGTTCTTGAGATGGAAAGTTCTGCCACGTTTTATGATGTTGGCTAGCACTGTAATGTCTTGGCGTTGTGCAGAATGGTTTATGTCCCTCGAAGACCCAACAGCATCTCAGTCAGCTTTCGTTAGTGTTGTGATGGGCGTGATGACCGGCGTGTTCGGCATCTGGATGGGCCATGAACACAAGAAGGAATAGGCATGACTGATGAAAAGAAAAAGCCAATATCTGTAACATTAGGTGAAAATAGTTTTGAACTGGTGTTGCGAATA